GGATCTGCTTCGATATCAAAATTTAAAATTTGTTTTCCATCTTGAATAGCTTCATTGTAAACAGGGCAAACATAGAACTCATTATTAACACGAATATCCTTTTTAACCATTTGTTCAGTGTATTTTACATAATCTGAACCATGTTTCCAATAGTAAATTCCAGCTGTTGCCTTATCCGATATAGGCTTTTTTTCAGCTACTTCTAAAACAACATTATTTTCGTCTACTTTAGCAAAACTCCATTTTGGGTGAGTAGCAGGAAAAGATACAATACCTCCATCAAAATCTTTTTCATTCATTTGATACATAAACTCAGTTGAGTTCCAATCAATAAATTGATCTGAATTAGTAACTATAAGAGGAGAATTATTATTTATATAATCTTTAGCTAGTAAAGTAGTAACAGCGGCTCCTTCAGTAATACCTTCAATTTCTACAATTTTACAATTAGGAGTAATTAAATTAAGTAAAGCATCTAAATTATATTTTTCTCTATGAGATTTTTGAACAATATAAATGTAATTAGCTACTATATTTAAGGATTCAACTACAACCTGAATCATAGGTTTTCCTTTAACATCAATTAAAGGTTTAGGGAATGTATAACCTACGTCAGCAAATCTTGAACCAGCACCCGCCATTGGGATGACTATATTTAAATTTTCATCGTGCCATTTATTCACAATTTTCTTTTTAAATTTTAGTCTTTTATTGATTTTTTCTAAAGTAACATCTGAAGCGTTTTTTACTCTAATTACATCTGCTTTAGAACGTGTAGCTGCTAATAAACCTTGGGGAGAATCTTCTATGATTAAGGTTTCTTCAGGAAGACACCCCATCATACTCATTGCCTTCCAATAAATTTCAGGGTGGGGTTTTGGATTTTTAACATCATCATTTGTTACTATAACATCAAGATATTCAATTACTCCTACTTTAGCTAAAGCAACTAAAGCTGTTCTACGAATACAATTAGTACAACAACCTAAAATATAACCTTCTTCTTTTAAAGTTTTAAAAATATTTCTCATCCTATTATCTATAGGAATTTGAGAAAAATGATAAATAGTTAAATCTTGCTTTTGATTATAAATTTGTTGATGGGCAGTATGAGGTAATCCTTTTTCTTCACTTAACATTTTAAGTTTAGTACCTGTTTTTAACCCATCATAACGTGATAAATGCTCATGTTCTGTGATTATAAAATCAGGATTAAAAGATGATATAGCATCGTTTAGTGCCTGATAATGGATATGTTTGGTATCAGTTATTACACCGTCTAAATCAAACAGAACTAATTTTTTCATTTCCACTTACCTCTCATTACTAACTGAGCGATGATTCCGTAGTTTGAGATATCAATAAAACTATCAATCATAGCTTCCCCTTTAACGTAATTCACTCCCTTACGTTGAAGCATATTTTTTAAACGATTGATTTTATCATTACAACGAAGCCAGATACCTGTAATGGAAAGGTTAATATCTTCTTCTTTTTCTAGATTAGAACCTAAAGCAATATTTTGAAGACCATAATCCATCATTTTAGCAGCAAACAATTCATATTGTTCTTTCTGAATTTGTTGAAATTCATATGCTAGTTCAGAATATTTTTGTTCAAAATCAGCAACTACTTTACTGTTTTCGTAACCTGCTTGTTCTTCCATTTTATTTTATTTTAAATAACTTATCTTGTTCTTTTATATCAACACCCATTTCCCCAAGAATACCTCGTATACCGGTTTCTCTTAAAATATCAATATAATGGTCTGCTTCTCCTAAGGAGCATTCAAAATATTTTGCTACGTATTCTACTAATTCTTCTTTCTTCTTGGGTGTTTGACTCTTAATATACTTAAGCCAAACTTTTTGTTTTGGGATCATTTCGCGGTAAATGGAATATATTTGTTTTTTGTTCTGTGGATTTATCTTTTGAACATAATTTACAATGTCTATGTAATTTATATCCATAGATAAATATCTATGAACCATATAACTATTCCAAGAGTCCCATGACTCTTCCGTGAAATCTTCTAAAGGTGCTTTAGTTTGCGTTATCTGGTTTAACCAATCGAAGATTGTTTTCGGGTTGTGCATCGCGCAGTTCTTTTGGTAGGGTATCTTGGAGAATTTCGCCGGTTTTAGGGTCGTAAAATACGGGGATGGGCATTACGGCGTCTTCAGAAGTACCGGTAATAAATTTGGATACTTTACGAATTACAAAGCCTTGTTGCCATACTTTACCACCTGATGAAGTTAGAACTTCCTGAGTGTTTTTCAGGTCGAAGTTCATGTTAATTTTGTTTTCCATTTTGTCTATAATCTATTATAAAACCAATCGCTACAATTAAATTCATACCTACACTAGCGATTATTTCGTGTAAGTCTTGGTAAATGTTTGTACTTAAGTGTACATGTCCTACCATCCAGAAAGGTATGGAAAGATTTTGACTAATCCAAACTACAGTGTATTTAAGGAATTGTTTCATTTAAAAGTTAAAACAGGATGCCAATATATTTTTTTATTAGGATTAAAATAATTAATATGAGTTGGATCAACTTCTATAGAAGTAAAATTAATATTAAAACGAAAAAATACTTCAGGATTAAGAGGACCTTTTTCCCAATATTCATCTATAGGACTTTTAATTATCTCTTGTAGTGCTAAATAAGGATAATTAAATTCTTCTTGAGCAGTATTAGGATTATTAAAAAAAGAATATATACCTTTAAAATTTAAAATATTATGAACATATTCATGGAATGGAACCTGATTTTCACCATAAGTATCAAAATAAATTCCATCAAATTTAGGTAATTTATGCAAAACTTCTTGCCAAGGTTGAAAAATAAGTTTAACATTTTTTTTATTTCCCCAACCCTCATTTAACATTTTTTGCTGTACTTGGGGATGACCCTCTATAATCCAGTGTTCATCAATATCATATTCTTGGATATAAGAATCAATAATACCCATACCAAACCCAACATTTAATACTCTACCCCTATTTTTACATATATCTTTAGCAGCTTGTTTCATAATAGGATTTTCATGTCCTATCATAACAAATCCACCTTCTTCATCTTGAATATAATCTGAAGTAAATGTTAGATTATGTAAAAGGTAAGGTTTATCCATTAATAACTTGAGGTTTAGTTAACTCAATTAATTTAGCTATTAAAGCCATAACATTAATTTCCTTATCAATTCTAAAATTAGCTTGATAAGAATATTCATTAATGTATACTGCTACCATACCTTCCTTCCCTCCAGCATACACAGAAGCATTCTCGTAGAGATAACGGTATAATTCTTCAAAATCTTGAACATTGGCATCTAAAATAATTTGTCGAATATTAGACCAGTTAGGTTTCTTTTGAACAAGTTCTCTAAGTACTTGGTCCATATAATTAGATGATACAAGTACTGATTTATCAATTATAAGTTTATTATCTTGAGTTGATAGTTGAATAGTATTAAGACACTTGCGTAAATCAGGATAAAACTGGTTAGTAATTGTTTTAATGGCTTCTAATTCGTAAGAGGTTTTTTCTGTGTCTAAAATCCAAGCAATATGTTTAGCAACATCAGCTTTAGATGGAGGTACAATTTTTAAAACCTGACAACGTGATTGTAAAGGATCAATGATACGTTCCACGTAGTTGCACGTTAAAATAAAACGTGTAGTACGTGAAAACGTTTCAATGACATTACGAAGTGATGCTTGAGCTTGAATTGTTAAAAAATCAGCTTCATCTAAAATAACTATTTTAAGAGGTTTAAACGAAGCTGTTGAAGCAAAGCCTTGAACCTTTTCCCTAATAGTTTCAATTCCCCTTTCGTCTGAGGCATTGATATAAAGATGATCACAATTGAGGTTGTTAACAATGAGCTTAGCAAGAGTAGTTTTACCTGTTCCAGCTGGTCCATAGAATATTAGGTTTTGTATATCGTTTTGTGATAAATACTGAGCGATAGTTTTTTTAATATTCTCGTTACCTACGTATTCGTCTAAGGATTTAGAACGATAGCGTTCAACTAACAGGGTATGATCTTTCATGTCCTAAATTTAAAACATTCCTTCCATACCGGCAAGGGAGTTTGTTTCTTTTTTATCTTCAGGACTATCAACCACTACACATTCTGTAAGAAGAATAGTGCCTGCTACTGAAGCTGCGTTTTCAAGTGCAGTTCGAGTTACTTTAGCTGGGTCGATAATACCTGCTTCTTTCATGCTTACAATTACTCCACTTTTAAGGTCATAACCTAACCAGTTATTAACTGGGTCTAGATTAAGTCCGGTCATTTGGGCTTCAATTGAATCAAAGCCAGCATTAACAAGAATTTGTTCAAATGGTTTACCACATGCTTTCCAAACAATCTCAGCTCCAATATTTGAGCGATCAATTGCTTCACGAGCATAAATTAAAGCAGTACCACCACCTGGTACAATACCTTCTTCAATAGCGGCTTTAGTTGCTTGGAGGGCATCATCTACACGATCTTTTTTCTCCCTCATTTCAGTTTCAGTATTCCCACCAACGTGAACAATAGCTACTCCTCCGACGAATTTCGCAAGCCTTTCTTGGAGCCTTTCAACTTCGAACGGCGTTGTTGCTTGTTCAATTTGTTGTTGAAGTGCTTCAATACGTGCTTCAATTCGCTCTGATTCTCCTTTTCCATCTACAATTGTAGTTGATTCTTTAGTTACAGTTACAGTACGAGCTTCACCAAACCAATCCCAACTGAATTTATCAAGCTTCATTCCTTTTTCCTTAGAAAAGACTTCACCACCAGTAAGAATAGCAATGTCTTCAAGAATTAGCTTGCGGCGATCACCAAAATCAGGGGCTTTTACGGCGCAAACGGATAGTGTACCTCGCATTTTATTTACAATAAGGGTTGCGAGTGCTTCATTATCAATGTCTTCTGCAATGATAAGAAGAGATCGACCTGTTGAAGATACACCTTCCAATACAGGAAGAAGTTCTTTTACAGTTGTAAAACGTTGATCAGCAATCAAGATATAGGGTTTATCAAGTACTGCTGACATTGTTCCATTATTCGTTACGAAATATGGAGATTTATAACCTCTATTAAATTGAATACCTTCTACAGTTTCAAGGTAAGTATCACCTGATTTAGATTCTTCAATTGTAACAGCACCTTCACGTCCTACTTTTTTCATAGCAGTTGCAATTAGTTTACCAATTTCGATGTCGTTGTTAGCTGAAATTGTAGCGATTTGTTCAAGTTGTTCTTCGCTTGAAATATCTTCTTTAACAGAACGAATTGAAGAAACTACTTCTCTAACTGCAGCATCAATGCCTCGTTTAATTTCAACAGCATTAGCTCCGTTATTTAGATGTTGAAGACCTGCCTTTACCATTTCACGAGCCAACAAAGTAGAAGTTGTAGTACCATCACCAGCTCCGTCTGCAGTTTTAATAGCTGCTTGTTTAACCATTGATGCTCCTACTTCTTCTACATTGTCGCTCAATGAAATAGATTTAGCAACAGTAACACCATCCTTGGTGCTTTGAGGATAACCATTGTTGTTAGAAATAACAACATTTCGTCCATTAGGACCGAGCGTTGCAACTACCGCATCTGCCAACTTATCAATACCTGCAACAAGTTGTTTACGTGCTTCAGGACCAAATTCAATAACTTTACTCATATTATTCTGTGATTTTTGCTAGGACCTGATTTTCAGGGCCAATAAAATACTCATTACCTTCAAACTCAAACTTAGTAAAACCCATAGTTGGTAGAACTACTACGTCTCCTTCTTTAAGAAGTGTAGACATAAATTCTCCAGTTACGGAATAGTGACCAGGACCTACTGCTACAACTTTACCAGTTTTATTTTTTTCATTCCCCAAATCGGGAACAACAATGTTTCCGTACATTGTTTCTTCTAGTTCTTGTGGCTGTACAATTACAGCATTGTAAATAGCTTCTAGTTTCATGCTTTTACAAGGTTTTTAAATTTTTCATAAACTGATTCATATTGATTTACAAATTCTTTTAGGGAATCGTAACTTTGTGATTTAGCTTCATCGCGAGCCATTGCTTCAAGACAACCATTCAGAGTATTATAGTGACCAAGAGTCATTTGGTATTCTTTACCTGCTTCAGAATAAGTTGATTTTTGAGCAATATAGCAATAGTCATCCAATTGGATGTAATAGGGTTCCATTGCTGGATCTTTGATAAAGCGCAAGTTGGATTTGCTTGGTTTTGCCATAACTTTTATAATTATTTATAGGGTAAATATACGAAAGAGACCCTAGGGAACCAAATTATAACTTACTTAATTTTAAGGGTTTTTGGTTTAGCTTCTTCAGCATATGGAATGCGAATTGCAAGCAATCCATTTTCCATCATTGCTTCAGCTTGTGAAAGATCAAACTTAGAGGCAATTTTATAACCTAGATTAAACGAACGTTTAGCTACACCTTGATGGATGTAGGTACGATCTTCATATTCTTTTTTTTCAAATCGTTGATATGAAATTTTAAGAATATCCCCTTCGATGTTTAATTCAACATCTTCTTTTGAGAGACCAGTACATGCTACTTCAAAATGAAGTCCATGTTTGGTTTCAAAAATATCTACGGGGTGGGAAATTTTGGCTTCAGTAGCCGGTTGAAAGTCTAGTTCAGACTTAAAGAAATCTCTAAATAGGAGATCAAATGGAGTGAGCTTACGCTCTAAAAATAGTGTACTCATATCACATTAAATTTGTGCTGTCCGAAGATCAGCGGGTTAAACATTAAATTACGTGCCCTAGGGTCTTTCGTATTCTGTTATACATATCTAAATGTCTGCTTTTCTTACAATATAATAAACACTTTCCCAATTATCACCAGAAAATTCTAGTTTCATAAGTCCTTGAGTGTTAACATTAAATGTAGCTGAAGTAGCATCTTTGTTGTTGTTTAAGATGGTTTTAACCATAGCTGAGTTAAATGGGAGTTTGGTTCCATAGGTAACACCATTTAAACTAGCATCTGGGAATTGGTAATCAATTTTGTTGGTGTGATTTGTATTGTCACCAAATGTAAGGATTAAACAATCTTCACCATCTAGATTTTGACCAATACGAACAATCATATTGTCGCTTTCAAGTGCGTTATGTGCTTTAATAATTGCACTAATTTCTTCTTCTCCTAATACACCTGTAATTTCATAGTTTTTAGGATCAGTTACACTGCCCAAATCTTGAATTAGGAGCAAATCTGTAAGTGAAAAATTAAGAGTGTAATTAGAATCTGAGATAATAAGTTTAGTATAAACTGCTTGAGTTTTTTCTAGCTCTAATACTACTTCTCCACTAGCAATTCCTAATAGTTTATTTAGTTTGGACGTATCATATACAGCGATTTCGCTGTCTTCTAGCGGGAAATTCGTGTGTTTAACGCGTCCAATCATGTCCTTGTTAGGTGATTGGAAGTCAATTTCTAACGCGTTATTCTCGGTAGTCCATTTTACTGATTCTACCATCCCATTTAGGAAGTATTTATTTATAACCGATTGTAGTTCTAACTTACTTATCATTTGTTTCTAATTTTTCGCTAACAACAAATAATCCTTTAATTGTTTCTTCAGGTGTTCTAGTAAGATCATAAATAGGATCTAAAATATCAGGACCAAAAATAATATCTCTTACAATTTCTTTATCACTTAAGGTATGAGGAGGTCTTGGATGCCACCAGTTGTAGTACTGAATATCTGATTTATGGGTCATAATATTTGTTCTATTTGGTTCACTTAAATCTCTACAAATATTATACCCTAAATAATTAGATCTTAAAGCGACTTTAGGCATTTCAGTATAAAAATGTAAATCTGGGAAACTATTAGCCAACACATCTGCATACTCAGATTCAACTTGTGCTTTACAATTAAACTTTTCTGAGTATTCTTTGATTGCGTTACACCATGTAAAATGGGCTTCAATAGGTTCACCTCCTAATAAATAGAAATTAGTAGTTACTCCATATCTTTCATTAGTAATTTCATCTATTTGAGTAACCTCACCATTAATCATTTCATAAACCAAAAATTTAGTAGGTCGATACCATAAAGGACCATACCAAGCTACTTCATCATTACTTAAAGAATAAGCTCCAGAATAACCCCAAAGATTACCTCTTTTACTTAAAGCTAAAATGTAAAGATTTTTGCCTACATCACATTTGACACTAAGGGAAATTCCGTTTTTAGTGCCGTTAAAATCAACTATTAATTTCGACTTCATTTTTTTCTTCTTTATAATATATACCAAATTCGGTTATTAAATAATCTACAACACCATCTACTAAATGTTTAAATACTTGATCAGGATAAACATTAATAGGTTCTCCGTGAGCATTAAATGAAGTATTTAACAAAACAGGAATACCTGAGAGTTTATTATATTCTTTTAAAATATTAAAAAACACAGGGTTATTGTGTTCATATACAAGTTGTGGTCTTCCTGTATTATCTACTCTGTGTATAACTGCAGGAATTTTTTCTACCCATTCATCTTTACATGTATAACAAATTGTCATAAACTCAGCTGTGTGTTCAGAACCATCAATGTTAAATATATTATGAGCTTCTTCACCTAGCACGAAAGGAGCAAAAGGCATAATTTCATTTCGCTTTAGTCTTTCATTGAGCATTTCGTGGGTTCCAGGATCTGTTGCTCTAACCATAATAGAGCGAGAACCTAAAGCACGAGGACCAAATTCAAAACGACCTTGATACAAACCACAAACTTTACCTTCGTGGATTAGTTCTGCTACTTTTTTATAATCGAAATCAATTTTTTTAACTTCGGGATGATTTGCTGCTTCAGCTTCAATTTGGTCTTGATTGTAACTGAATCCTAAAAATGCATTTTCTAGTTTATAAGGTTTCCAATCACCAGCATCTAATGAAGCTAAAATAGCAGCTCCCATAGCAATACTTTCATCACCCATACCAGGAGTAACAAAGATATTGTCAAAACAACCCATTTCATTTATTACTTGGTTCATTTTTACATTAGCAAACAAACCACCCGC